TGCCCTGCCTCTTCTTATGCCATTTTGAGCTTTCTTTTGAGCCACGCCCACAGGTTGCGCCACGGGTGAGATTCTGCGTAGTCAGCACGCCCAAGCTCAAAAGCGGCTCTATCCGTCATTTTATTTACGTCATTCCGCAGCGCGTTCTTTTCAGTGACAGAATACGTCAACTCTGCATTCGCCCGCCCAAGCGCCGCCTCAGTGTCAGCAAGCTTGTTTCGCAGGCCGTCCGCGGCTGCTTTCAGCTTTGCGATCACATTCTCGCGGGTGATGGCCTCACCGTTCATTTGGCTGATCTGCACAGTCAGTGCGGCGTTTACCCGCCTTAACTTCTGCACTTCCGCCTGCGCGTCCTCCACCATCTTCGCCATCTGTTCTTTGGTGTACTTCTTGATGTTGATGCTCATTCGGCCACCGCTTCCCCGACGATCATCCAGTCATCAGCCAGCATGTCGGCCTGCGAGGCCAACCATCCGAGCTGTACGCCGGACTTGCCGACAAAGGCAAGCGCTTTGTTTCCGATGGCCTCGTGCTTGGCATTAATTACCTCGTGCGCGGCGTTCTCGTAGCTGATACGCTCCGCAAGCTCGACGTACTGGTTCTTACCGTTCCAGCCGCGGCGTGCGATCTTCATTCCTTTCTTCGCCGCCTCGATAGCAAGTCCAAAGCTCAGCCCGTCAGTCGGTCGATACGCCTCTTCAAAAACCTGCTTCGGGCTGAAAGATTCGTATCCGTCAGGATAGCGGACTTTGTAGCCGTCTTCCTCAGGATCCATGCTTCTCGGGATGGGCTGGGTCTTCTCGTAAACTTTGCCACCCTTGCGGATAGCCGGTGCTGCCTCGATAAGTTTCGTTCCGATGTACTTTTTCATAGCAAAATTCCTTTCTTTTTCGCCCGCAGGCGTTATTTCATTCGTAGCTGTTCTTCTCGCCCCCGGTCGCTTACGATGCTCACGACCTTCACGTCGCCGTAGCGCTCAAGGTCCATGGCGATGCGCTCCTTGATGCCCTGCGCGTCAGCAGCGGGGACGTTGGCTTTAATCGTGATTGTCAGCATTTGCGCCCTCCTTTCCGTCCATCTTCGCGCCGCATGCAGGACAGTAATTGGTAAATTTAGCGATCAGGTTATATCCCCGTTTGCACTTTGGGCAGATAATAATTCCACTCTCATCTTCAATCCACTGCCCATGCACCACCGGCACAACGTCAGCGGCAGGGATTGCCATCAGTGTAGCAGCGCTCACATACACATCGTCCCAGCGGCCATGTATAAAATTAGCTTGTGATACGGCAACAGCGCGGTCAATATATTCAGCCATTGTCAGCCCTCCTGTTCCATGCTTCGATTGCTAATAGATGATTCAGGTACCAATGTGTTCTCGGTTCGATTGGACAGTCTCTATTTGGGCAGCATGCCCGAAAGCAGTGACCGTTTCTCTGCATAACGCCCTTGGCTCCGCAAAACGGGCAGGGTTTTAATTCAAACATCTTCCATCACTCCACCTCCTGCATCTTACTAATCACTTGTCGGATCACATCGCCACCATAAGCGTCTTTCGTCAACTCCAAGAATTCCGTCAGTGTCATCATGCCATGCTTAAGGTCAACACCTCGGTCTCGGGCAAACTGCTTTCTCCCCATGTCACACGAGCCGGTCAAGCGGTGATGCCAGTCGTAAAAGTACTGCGTCGGATACGTTCTTCCCTCGTCTGTCTCGCGCAGGAACGCATCAATTCGCTCTTCTTCCGGCATATCCTCAAAAAGCTTATCGCGCAAGGCCTCCATTGCTTCGCGCAGCGTTTCGCCGTGCGCAAAAAACCCGTCCTGCTTGACGATGTAGCACGGTGTAAGCGTCAAATCACCGTTCAAGATTGCCCCGTGCGCAGTGTTGCCGCGCACGGAACGAATCAGCGTATTGACACCGTCAATTCGATAAACCGTTTTCCGGTTGAAACTCTTAATTCCGTCGCCGTAGCCGGAGCCGGAGCCGTCGCCGTAGCCGGAGCCGGAGCCGGAGCCGTAGCCGTAGCCGGAGCCGGAGCCGGAGCCGTAGCCGGAGCCGTCGCCGTAGCCGGAGCCGGAGCCGTCGCCGTAGCCGGAG